ACTCCTCGCAGGGTCACAACGAGCAGGCTGCGGGTTTCACGGGCCAGCAGGGATGCCGCTGCGCGGTCTGCGCCGTAGCTGTCGATGTCGACGAGCGCCCTGTCGAGGCGGAGACTGTCGTCACTGCCGCCGACCCGGGTGACCTGGTTGACGGGCAGGACCTCGGTGAGGTTGGCGGGAAGATCTGTCAGGTGCCGCACGTCCAACTGTGCTTCCAGCCAGGCGATCAGTTCCGCCTCGACGTCAGGCCACATCAGTCCGCACCGCCCGCCTGAGCAGCCCGCAGCAGCACGTGGTGGGCGGGTACTCGCTCGGTGCCGTACTCGACCCAGCGAGCGTAGTAGGCGGTGTTGCGGACGTAGCCGACGGCGCGGTCGCGGCGCCTGCCGCCGCTTGCGGTACTGCCCGTCTCCCATGACTCCTTGTAGCGGCCAGGGTCCGGGCTCGACGCATCGACGGGTGACAGGGAAACGGCGATGCCCTTAATGCGCTCGGCGCGGCGCAGCATCTCCGCCTGCATGCCCGGCATGCGCAGCATCTGGCCGACACCTTTGCGATTCATCTTGAACCGTGCTGCCATAGCCCCTCCTTCAACACACAGCAGGGGGCGGACATGGACGTGAAAGGCGTGCTCGGCACACTCAACTTCGACGGAGAATGGATCACCATCACGAAGGCGCCGGCAGGGCAACAGCCGGCGCCCGTCCGGCTGCGGGCCGCCGACATCACCGGAACCCGGTTCAAGCCGGCCAGCCGCCTCTTCCACGGCTACGTGCAGTTCCTTCTCCCCGGCAGCATCGCCGCAGGCGAAAAGGGCGGCCTCACGCACGGAGGGCGCCCGCCGTACAGCGACCCGCACTCCCTGTCGATCCCGCACAAAAGCAACGACGCCGCCGAAAAACTCGTCGCCGCCGTCGAACAAGCCCGCGGCTAGCCGGTCACGAGCTCCAGGGACGCGACCACTGGCCCCGTCGATCCCGTGAACGGGGACCGGAAGGTTCCCGGCAGGCCGACCACGTCGTACAGGTCCCCGCCCACGCGCACACGGTCCGTGGCGCGAATGTCCGTGCCGTATGGGGCGTAGAGCGTCAGGCCGACGAAGACAGTGTCCCGGGCGTCGGTGAGCTCATTGGCGCCCGCGCCAGTACCGTCACGCGGGGCGACACTGCACCCCGGTACAGGCGTCTCAGTTGGCGGCCCAGGTACGTCGTTGCCGTAGGCGTCCCGTGACGGCGGTCCGGGCCGCACGATCGTGACCGTGTCACCCTTCTCCAGCGCGCGCACAGCCCACCTCCTCGATCGCGTCGCACCAGGCCGCCAGGTCCCGTGTCGGATCCAGCGCCTTGGCGCGGGCTGCGGCACGGCGCGATGCCGCCCGGTAGGCCGCTGGATCGTCAAGCCGTTCAATCGCCCTCTGCCAGGCGTCCACGTCGTTGCGGTCGCAGAACACTCCGGCGCCAGCGAGAGATTCGGTCAGGCCGTCCGTCGGATGAGCAAGCACCGGAATGCCAGAGGCCATGGCCTCCACCCCGGCCCGGCCCCACGACTCGTAGTCGGACGGCATCAGCAACAGGCGGGTGCGCGCGTACACGCCGTCCCGCATCTCCCGACCCGGCATGTGGTCCAGCACCAGCACGTTGTCCAAGTCGGGCGGCTCCTGCTCGCCGTACCCGCCGCGCACCGCCAGGAACTTCCGCTCCGGCATCCGCTCGGCGAGCTCCGCCAGCACCCCCGCACCCTTGGATATTGTGCAGTTGATGAGGGTGATGCATTCGCCGCGCGTCGTGCGGTACTCAGCCGGCCACACCGGTGGACGCACCACCATCATGCGGTCAGGCCGACACTTCGACCGTCCAAAGGCGGCCTCTGCCTCGGCGAGCATCCACTGCGAGTTGACCACGGCAAGCGCCGACGACCCTGTCTGCATTGGCTGCCACGTCAGATCGAAGGTGTTGTGGCACAGGACGACCAGCGGAGCACCGTGGCCACGAGACAGACAGGCCGCCTCCGGGACGCTCTCCAGATGCGACACCACCACGTTCGCCCGCGGCACCGCGGAGCGAAAGCCCCTGGCGGACGGCTCGTGCGGCATTACCCGCACGCCGTCCACCTCATACGGCTGCCGGGCGGGCGCCCACTGGTTCAACCACACTGTGGCCCGATGCCCACGCTGCACGAGCGCCCGCAGCATCTCGTGCAGCGCCCACTCCGCCCCGGCGTTGTGGTCGTCCGGGTAGGCGTGGACGCGGGCGACGACGTTCAGGGATCCGCTCACCGGTACCTCACCATCGACATGCCCGCTCGTGGCCGGTATCCGGCGTCCTTGAGTTCCTGGCGGTCCTCATCGGCCATCAGGACTCCGGTGCCCACGCCGGAGCCGTCGGTGCGGTAGCTGTACGGGCCGATCGTCTCCCCCGTCACCCCGCCCGCCAGTGTTGGCGCGGTCAGGGTACGCAGGGTCATGCGGGCGACGACGGCGACCACCGTGTCGGGGATCTTGGCGTCGCCGTGGCTGTAGACCACTCGGTATGCGCCCGGGTAGGCCTCGACGTCGTCCTCGTACCAGCGTTCCGGCAAGTTGATGACCGGGCTGTCGGCGCACACACGGATGATGTCGAGACCGTCCCACTCCCAGCCGACCACCGGCAGGTCCGGCGCCCCGCCCGCCCCGATGGCGACCACCGAGGCCACAGACAGGACGGGGCGCTGCGGCAGCCGGATCTCGCCCTGCTGGGCGCGCAGTACCACAGTCTCGTTGTCGGTGCGGGTGAATGTCCGCCGCGTGTAGGCCCGCACCTTCGCCGAGGCGTCGGTGAGCAGCGCCTGGGCTCGCGCCTCTTCGGCTGAGGTGAGTGGCCGGCCGAGGCGGTCGGACAGGTCGGTGGCGCTAGCGAGGGGTTCCACGTTTTGCCACCCCTTCCATCGCCGTCGCCCACAGGTCGAGTTCGGCCGCCGGATCCAGCCCCGCCGCCCGGGCGGTCGCCGCCTTGGATGCCTGGGGGTAGATCTTCGGGGAGAACAGCCGCTTCACCGCGCCCTCCCACGCGTCCACGTCGTCCCGGTCGGCGAAGATGCCCGCCTCGCCCAGGGACTCCATGAGGCCCGGTGTGGGATGGGCGACGACAGGGATACCCGAGCACATCGCCTCCACGGCGACCCGACCGTAGGACTCGTACACCGACGGCGCGAGCAGCACCTTGGTGCGCGCGTACACGTCCTTGGCCATGCGGTCGCCGGGCGTGTGCGGCACGATCTCCACGTTCGGCAGGTCGTCGCGGATGATCTGCTGGCCGTAGCCGCCGATCACGCCGAGGAACTTCCGTTTCGGCATGCGCTCGGCGAGCGCGTAAAAGACCTTGGCGCCCTTGTCTTCCGTGAGGTTGATCAGGGTGATGCGGTCGCCGGGCGTCGCCTGGTAGTCCGTGACGGCGACCGGCGGCCGGACGGTGATGCCCCACGGCATCGGCCGGTCACCGCGGTGGATGCGCCACCACGCTTCCGCGTCTGCCTTCATCCAGGCCGTGTTGTAGACGACCAGCGACGGCGCGCCCTTCACCAGCCACGACTTGGACTTCTCGAAGGTGTTGTGCAGCAGATGCACCACCGGGATCCGGTGAAGATCCCCCAGCACCGAGGCCCTGGCCGTGTTCTCCAGGTGAGTGACGATCGCCTGGGCGCGGCCTTCGCCGCGCATCCACCGCGACGGATCCGCCTTGCCCCTATACGGGTGGACGGTCACGCCGTCGATGTCGTAGCCGACGTCCGCGGACCGCGGATCCGACAGGAGGACGTCGACGTCGTGCCCGCGCGCCGCGAGCTCGCGCAGCAGGCTGTGCGCCGCCCACTCCGCGCCCGCGTTGTGGGCCGGAGGGTAAGCGTGCAGCATCGCCAGAACCCGCACCGGGGACTCCGATCTGATGACGGCCGGCAGCCCAGTTGGGTGGGCCGCCGGCCGTGGCGGGTCAGGACGCGGCCGTGGTCGACTGGACGACACCGAACGGCGAGCGGGTTGCCGAGTTGGTGTTCAGCCGGGTCGCCGGGTTGGCCGTGGCGAACGCGAAGCGGGCCACGACCCGCATGGCGACGGAGTCCTGCTGCATCAGGTTGAGGATGACCTTGCCGTCGTCGTCGGAGATGACACCCTCGGTGAACATCTTGAAGGTGATGTCCTGGCGCAGCCCGACGATCGCCTTGCGCCAGTCACCCATCAGCAGCTCGGCCTCGGACATGTCCCAGGCGCCGTTGGTGAGCTCGGACATGCCGTACCCGTACAGGGTGCCGCCCGGGGTGCCCTGCATGTTCGGCTGGTAGATCGGCAGGCCCTGCTCGCTGCGGATGCCGTTCAGCTTCCAGGTCAGGCCCGGTCGGCTGATGAATCCGTTGACAGCGAACCCGTCCAGCGCGACCTTCTCGGCGGTCGTCGACACGTCGACGCCGAAGTCCGCCCCGGTACCCGAGATCACCGCGTTGCCGGCCGCGACCGCGGACTGGTAGACGGCCGTCGGCCAGGTCGACGGCTTGTCGATGCCGAAGAGGGCTGCGCCGTCGAGCTTCGCGCCGATCGCTTCCACGAGCCGGGGCCGGACCTGGTCCCAGATCGGCATCTGGGCGTCGTCGAGGTAGGCCTCGGGGATCGGGATGATCGCCGCGATCTCCTCGACGATGAGGTCGACGTTCTTCCAGTCCTGAGCCGACGTCTGCTTCAGGCCGGTGTCGCCGCCCACGAAGTAGGCGATCGGCATCACGTCGAGGACAGGCTGCCGCTGCGTCTTCGTCGACATGGGCACCTGCGCGGCCCGCTGCAGCACCGCGGAAGCTGCTGGCATCTCCTCGATGATCTGCGCCGAGACGGGCGTCGGGACCAGCGGGTCGTTGCTCGCGTCCCGAGAGATCAGAGAGTTGTACGTAGCCACGGGGTCTCCTTCCGGAAAAGCAGCGACCCCGGCCCCGTGGACATGGGAGATTCCGGTGCTGCAAAAGTGTCAGATCAGGTAGTTCGGCGGCCGGCCATCTGGCGAATCCAGTCGTCCGGGGAGGACTCCTTCGCCGATGCCGGTGCCGCGCCGGGGGTGAGCGACTCGACGGGCCGCTGCGTGGCGGGTGCCTGTACAGGGGCGGTTGCCTTGAGACGCTCCGCGAGGGCCTCGGCCCGTGCGTTGATTTCGTCGTCCGTCCCGCTGCCGAGCAGATCGATCAGGTCCGGCGGAATGTTGTGCGTGGCCGCCGCCATCAGCCGGGCGTTCGCCGACTGAAGGCCTGAGAGCTTCTGCTCCAGGCCGGTCGCGCGTTCCGTCGCCTTCTGCAGTTCGGACTTCTGCGCGTCCTCGAACTCGGCGTACTTCTGCGCGGTCTGCCGCAGTTGGTCGATTTCGGCCGCCGACGAGAAGCCCAACGCGGACAGGTGCTTCTTCTCGTGGCTCCGCGACAGGGCCTTCCACTTGGCGGCTTCGGCCTCCCAGTCCGTCACCTCGGACTCCGCCGCTGCCGGCTGCCCCGTTGCCGGGGGTGCCGAGTTGGCAGGCTGGGCTTGGGCGGGGATCTGGCCAGCGGCAACAGCCTCGGCGGGGGTCGGAACCGTGGGCGTGGCGCCTGCGGGCTCCTGAGCGTTCTCGGACATCAACTGCTCCCATGTCGGGTGCGCGGCCATGTCGGCGCGCGGGGATTCGGGGAATGCGAAGCGGCGCCTGCCTTGTCGGCGGGCAGGTGAAGACAGCAGCGCTCAGGCGCTGCAGATCGGGGGTCAGGCTCGATCGGATGCCGCGTAAACGGCCCGTCCTCCTGACTCCCACCAGCGGCGGAACGCGTTCACGGCATGCTTGCCGCCGTGGCCCCGCGTCTCCCGCAGCCAGTCGTCGTAGAGCTTCTCGGCGATGCCGACGAAGGGCTCGTTGAGGGTGAACGCGGGCCATGCCTGGCACGCGCAGTGGTCGTGGTAGCGGTCGCCGCCCTGGCGTGGATCTCCGGCCGTCTGGGCCGACTTGTAGACCGGCCCGCGGCTCGCGAGCATGGCGCACCAGGCGCACGGATCGTTGTCGGTGACCCGCGACCAGCCCGTGGCCCGCTCATCGGCGGCGACAGACTGGTTCATCACCGACCGGCCGCCCTCCAGCACCAGGAACTGCGTCGACCCGACCATGCGGACGGCCGCCGCATCCATGGCCTGCTGGGGCGTCTTGCCCGCGGCGATGGCCTTCTTGAACTCCACCGGGCCCGTCACGTCCAGCGACGCCTGCAGGCGGTCGATGGCCAGCTGCAGCGGCCCCTCCGGGTCGAAGCCGCCATCCGGTACGCCGGCGGCCCGCCGCGCCTCCAAGTAGGCGGCCCCGGCCAGGGCTGCGGACTGGTCTCGGGCCTGCTGCACGATCGGCATCAATGCGGCGCGCACCGCCGGCCAGGTGGCGTCGACCTTCGCCGGGTTCATCAGGTCCCGCCACACCCGCAGCACCTGCCGGGCCATCTGTGCCGCCAGCAAGGCCTGCGTGCGCCGAAACCGCTGCGCCTCCCCGGCCATCGTCAGGCCGCCGTGGCCGGCGTATCCGTCGGCGTCGTGGACCCGGCCGGAGGCTGCATCTGCTTCTCGATGATGCCGTTCAGGCGATTCATGGCGTCGCCCTCACCCGCGGCCTTCTTCCACCGCTCGACATCGGTCTGCGTCACGCCCGGGACGCGCTCCCACAGCTCCTGCGGAGGCACGCCGAGCATGGTGACGAGCTTGCCGAGCGCGTCCACGGTCTGCGCCAGGGAGCGGGCCGAGGTATCGCGCCACACGACCTGAGCTGCCGTGTCCTCCCAGGCGACCGAGTCGCCGGACGCGAGCCCGATCAGCCTCAGGAGCTGCTCGTGCGATTCACCGCACAGGCTCTCCCGCTCGTCCGTCTTACGATCCAGACCGTCCCGGGCCGCGGCGAGCGCCTCGGCGGACAGGTTCACCATCTCGCCAAGCAGGTGATAGGGCGGCACCTGGGAGATCGTGGCCGCATGCCGGATCGACGCCTCACGCGACTTCAGGTAGCCGACCAGATCGGTGGCGTCGAACTCGCCGAACTTGGTGTCCGCGTCCTCGGCGACGAACAGGCCGTCCACCCGGGCCTTGAACGGCTCCATCGGGTTGCCGTTGTCGTCGACCGGGGGCGCCATGCCGGTGACCCAGCGTTGCCGGAACGCCGCATACTGCTGCGCCATCAGCAGATTGAACGTTGTCATGTTCAGCTGGTCCTGCACCTCGAACAGCGGCTCGACCTCGCCGATCACACCGTCGCCGTCCAGATCCTGCGTGTTGACGTAGCGGACGATCGGGCACACACCCATGCCGTGCCGCATCGCCCAGTCGCCCGCATCGGGCTTGAGCCCGGAGCCGTCTGCCTGCCCCACCAGCGTGTAGCGGGCCTGGTCGTCCCAGACGCGGACCACACGCCGCTTGCCGTCCTTCGTGTTCTCCAGACGATCCTCGACCCCGAAGAGCGGCCACTCGTCGTTCACCGAGTCCGCGTACACGGCCGTCATCCGCCGCGGCGAGAACGGGGTGATCACCGGGACCGGCTTGCCGGGCATCACCACGGCATAGGCCGCCCCATAGGTGAGCACCGACCGGTGGATTCCATGCTGGCGGGCATCCATCCGGTTCGCCTGCCACACCTGCCACGGCGCCGCGTTCTCGTCCGAGCCAGCCGGCCGGTAGCCGTCGACGTACATGTTCTGCGCCACGACCGTAACGACCAGCGGCAGGATGTTCACCCGGGCTCGCTCGATCAGCCACCGGTACTCGGCCCGAGCGCCCCGCGGGACATAGACGCTCGAGTGCTCCCCACGCATGTAGTTGGCGATCTTCTGCAGGCGTGTCTGCTCACTCTCGCGGAGCTTCAGCAGGTGACGTGCCGTCGACACCGCCTCGTTCTCGCCCATCACCATGCCGCGCCCACCCCCTCGCTACGCGAAGCCATATACGCGGCCCGTTCGTTGACGCTTCTTCTGTCGCTTCGCCCAGTCCGGAGACGCCAGCAGGGCGCGCCTCGCCATGTCCGCCAGCTGCGTGCCCGCGAAGCCGTCGACCTTCTTCGGCGACTCCCGCGACTCCTTGCCGAAAGACACGCCCCACCGGTTCGGCCGTCGTCGGGCGTTGCCAACGTGCCGGTTCAGCATCTTGTGGTCGGTGTGGAGGATCTTCTTGTCTTCGATCGCCTGCACCAGCGCCTCGGTGGCCTTCGTCAGCTCCTGCTGGTGGCCGCGCATGTCGTATCCGATCATCGACTTCGGTGAGGCCTTCACGAGCAGCTCGTCGCGGTAGGTCTCACCCCACTCGTCGATGTACGACTCCCACAGCTTCACGTCGGCGAAGAACGCCCGCACCTGATACAAGCCGAAGGCGTGCGCCACCAGGTCCGACACCTGCTTGCGGTCGACCTCCCAGCCCTTGCCAAGGGGGCCGTCCGGGCGCTCCCAGATCCCCAACGGCTGCACCAGCCGGTCCGAGACCCGCATCGCAATCAAGGCCGTTGCGTCGTCGCTCTTGCCGCCGTCGAAGCCGAGAGTGATCTCGTCTCCGTCCTGCAGCCGCAACTCGGATGCGCACTGTGCCCACTTGCCGGGATCCAGCAGCGCATCCTCCGCCGCCACGGGCTGGTTCAGCCAGTAGCGGCGCGAGTCCGACGGCGCAGACTGCGGATCCCAGATCTCGGCGATGATGCCGTCCAGGTCCATCCAGGCCGCGGCAGGCCCGTAGGCCTCCTTCAGGCCGGCAAGCAGGGCGTCCCGATCGGCGAGATCCGTGCCGTCCTTCGCCTGCCGGTGGTCGAAGAGCAGGCCCGCCGCATCGGCGTCGCGGATCCGACCTTCCCGGATGGCCTTGTAGTAGGTGTGCGTTGCCTCGGCCACCGAGTCCTGGCCCGGCTCGTACATCGTGGACGTCTCAAGGCACCACGGTTCGGCTTCCTTGCGCTTGCGCAGGTTCCGGCGGACCGTGCTGTGCATGCGTCGCAGCTCAGGCAGCACATACAGGTGAGTTTCATCGAAGACCGCGAAGGTCTCCTTGCCGCCATCCTTCGCCGCTGACGACGCCGTCGACGGAGTGATCTCCCCGCGCTGATGGTGCAGGATGATCCGGCTCGACGACTGAGCCGACTTGCCGATGTCGATCCCCGGGAAATCATCGCCATGGTTCTCGACCAGATGCTCCAGCATCGTCGACACGTTGTCGTAGGTGTTCCCGGACTGCCCCTCTTCCGTGGCCAGGCAGCGAATGAACGGAGACTTCACCGGGCGGCCGACCGGCTCCCCGTTCGCATCCCAGCCGTCGAAGCGCACAGGGAACAGGGCCTCTGAGCAGACCAGCATGCCGGCGATTTCCGACTTGGCCCGGCCCTTCGCCCTCGACAGGAACGCCCTCCGGTACATCCGCCGACCCGTATCAGGATCGATGCGGTACGCCTTCACGATGAACGCGTAGAACTCATCGTCCAGTTCGATCGGCTCGCCGACAACGTCGCCAGGTCCGTGGCAGAGGTACTCCTCGATGTGCTCGACGATCTGGTGCCCGAGAGAGGGAAACTCGCCCTCGTAGCTTGCGCCACGCCACGGCATGACACCCCCTACGCGCTGTCCTCACTCACGATCCGGAGGTTCTTGCGCCGATCCGACGTCGACCGCGGAGTCTCAGCCGGGGCAGCCCGGTCGGCAGGAGTCTCGATCCTCAGCTTCAACCGCATCCGGTCTTCCGGTGTCGCCCCGTACTTCGCGGCCCGCAAGCGCACCTCAGACGCGAACTCCCAGCGCCCCTTGGTCCACATCACGTGATGCAGCAGAGCCGTGTCGAGCAGGAAGTCCCAGTCGGTGTCGATGAAGACCTGAGCCTGCGCCGAGCAACGCCAGGTCTCCCACCACTGCACCGTCCGCGGATGCCACGACTCCTGATCCGGCAGAACCCCCTCCGGGAGCTCCGGCCCGCGCACCTCGCCGTCATCCTCGACCCGGTTCAACTCGGCATCACGGGCCTTCGAGTCCCGAGCACGGGAACGCGTCGCCTTCGGCGCCATTCCGCGACCAGCCATCAGGGGCACCCCCTCACAGCAAGTCGGCGATCACCCGCGTCAGATCGGCCAGCCTCGACGGTGCATTCTCGAACGGTTCGCGGGTCACAGTGATGTAGCGGCCCCGGTCGTAGACCTCAACTGAAGACTCGCCGCGGCGGATCCGGCGCCCTCGCCCCAGAGACCCGAAACCCCAGACGTGCAGGCCCGTGCCGGACGGAGACACCTCGATGTATGTCGCCGGAAGGCTGTCGACAATCCTGCGCGCCCACGGCCGCAGCTCGCCATCCAACAAGGCGTGGTCAAGGTCGATGCAGACCAGGCGATCGAAGGCGCTCAGCACGAAGCCGACGCCCGCGCCGGCCGTCGAACGGTTGACCGCGCTGTAGCTGGCCCACGTCTCAGGATCCGTCGACGATGCCGGCCGAACCTTCGGCCCGACAACAGACAGAGGAACCTTGCGGTCCGTCCGGCGGACCCACTGCCGACGGCGCGTCATCGCTGAAGGCACCGGGTCGGCCTGGCGGCGGGCTGTGCGGTGGGCTGCCATCCGGCAGCGGCCGGAACAGAATCGAGCGTTGTGAGCATGCCGGGCACCCAGGGGGTCCGAGCAGTTCTCGCAGCGCTTCGTCTTCATGCCACCAGGATAGCGGCTGCGTGACGGCAATCTGCGGTTTGACCTGTGCTGATACCATCTCGTGACACCAGGGCAATCGGTGCGATGCCCCTCGGCCAGCGCGCGCCAGCTGGGCATCGCCGCAGGTCAGAGCTTGATCATCAGATCCCCAGAGTCACGCGCACCGCGGCAAGCTAACGTGCCCGATCCGCGAGATTTGGATGATCAAGAGGGTCCCCCCAGGGTGATCAACCCGGATCGCCCTGGATGATCTTCGATTTGACCCCTCGGATGATCATGTCAAGTCGATCAAGGTCAGGCGTTCGAGCGCGCCCTGGGTGTCGGCCTACTGCCGTTCGAACAGTCGAACGTTCCTCACTCGGGCTCTGCTCGATCAAGGCCCCTCGGCCCGGCGCCGTCCACCACCTACGGCAGCAGGCCCGGGTGCGCCTCGGCCGGCCGTGCGCGGGGCGGCTTGGCGTGAGCCACGGCCGACGCCTCCCGGCCGGTCTTCTGGTCGTGATGCCACTGGCACAGCGCCCACAGGTTCTCGTCGCTGTGGTCATCGAAGCCCTGGGCTGCGCCGATCTTGTGGTCCACCTGGTTGGCCGGCTCACCACAGGTGCCGCCCGTGCCGAGCGGCCACTGACAGACGCGCCCGTCCCGCTTCAGAATGCGACCACGGATGCGGTGCCAGCCTTTAGGGAGGGGTGACGAGCGTCGCCCTTGGCTGGGCATCAGCCGTCGCCCTTGCGGTGCATAGCCTCTTCCCCGGGCGCATGGCCCGGCCTGGCTCCTGTGGCTCGGACATGCAGGTTGGAGCACAGACCCTTCACGATGCCGGGTCCGACGTGCTTGCTGAGTTCGACAACGCAGCGATCGAAGTCGCCGGCCACGCCCCATTGGATCTTGGCTGCCCCTGGGCCCTCGGCCCAGTAACGCATTAGGCGCTCAGTGGCAGCGACATCTCCTGGGGTTGCTTCACGTCCGGCGACCATGTGGCTTCATCTCGCTTCCATTCAGCGACGAGCTTGGCTCCCTTGGACAGGTTGCAGCTTTGGCAGGCGGGGAGGACGTTGCCGATGGCGTGTCGGCCGCCGCGGGAGAGGGGGATCACGTGGTCCATGTGGAGCCCGCCTTCGTTGCCGCCGCAGTAGGCGCATCGGTGGTGGTAGTGGCGGACGAGCTTGCGCCAGTCCTTGCTGGGGATGCCGACGCTGCCGGGGTTGAGTTGCTCCCAGGTCCGACGGGTGGCCTTGTACTGGGCCGCTATAGCTCGCCTCAACTCCGGGTTGGCCTTGGCCCATGCCTTCATGTAGGCGATGCGCTGCGGCCGGTATCGGGCATAGGTGACGCGACGGCTGCAGAGGCGGGAGCAGAAAACGGATGTGGACTGCTTGGGGGTGAAGACGGTGTCACAGCGCTTACACGGTCGCGGCGTGAGGTCGGCGTAGACGATGGCGCGTCGAGCTCGATGCCGGTTGCCACACTCTGCCGTGCAGTACTTCTGATCGGTACGCCAGGCCTTGAAGGTGGCCTGGCAGCCGGGGCAGGTGCGTGCGGGTTCGGCTTCCTTCTTCCGCGCGGCGTAGAGGCGGTTGTAGCGGAGTCCGTTGCAGGCTCGTGAGCAGCACACGGAGTCGCGCCGCTTCGGTGTGTATCGCGTGCCGCAGATCTCGCACAGCCGCTCGGGGAGCGGGTCGTTCACAGTGCGGCGGCGGCATGTTCTGCACCATTTGGCGTCCGCGCGTAGGGCGGTGATGTCGGTGCCGCAGCGGTCGCAGGCGCGTGTAGCGTTGGTCATGTCGGTCTGCTCTCATCAGATCGGCCACGCCCCGGGAGTGTTAGCGCACTCGTCGGGGTCCTACTCGTTCAACGCCCTGTCGGCCCCTGCCGGTTCCCCGTCCGCGTCCTCGCCCGCGGGTTCGTCGACGCGTTGGATGCTGGCGCCTTGCCCGCTGGGGATGGCGAGGCAGACGCCGTTGCTGTCGGAGAGCACAGCCCAGCCGGCTTGGAAGGTGAGGGTGAGGTTGTCGTCCTCGATGAGTACGTCGTCGCGGCGTTGCTCGCGCGGGTGGACGATCAGATAGGCGGGCACCGTGGCTACTCCTCGGGGCTGCGTTCGGTGTCGCTGCTGAGCGCCCATCCGCCGAATCCGGTGCGCCGGTCGGGCGGGCTGCTCGCGGTGGCGACGTCGTACATCCGGACGGCGGTTTCTTCGGCGCGGGTGAGTGGGTCGTCGTCGCTGCCGTGGATTTCGACGGTGATCTCGCGGGTGCCGTCGGACAGCTTCACCGTCACGTCAGGCATCGGTCGGCTTGACCGTGGGCTCGTTGCGTGGCCGGGCTGCAGCCTTGGCGGCGAGGACTCCGCACTCGTAGCCGTGCAGCCAGATGTCCGGGTGTCCCTGCTGCGCGTTCATGGCTTCAGGCCTGGTCGGCGCGTTACGTACCCGGGTCAGCGCCTCGTCGAACTCGGCCATCTGCTTCAGGTGCTCGCACGAGTCGATGTGGGGCGGCCAGCCTTGGGTGAGCCAGTCGGGTGCGACGCCGTGGTCGGTCCAGCCACAGTGCTTCTGCCCGATCTCGTAGCCGTGGCGGGCCCACTGGCGGGCTTCGTCGCGCTGTGCCTCGAACTGGGCCGCAACGTCGAAGGCCGCCTTCAGCTTGGCCTCGACCTGCCGTACTCGCTCATCGCCGTCGGCAGGCTTGACCTGCTGGGCCGCCTCGCTGAGGTAGGCGGTGGTGTCGTTGGCGGGTATGTCGATGGTGCGGTCGGCGAAGAGGACGCCTCGGGCACCGATCTTCTCGCCGAAGGAATCCCAGTACGCGGTGAGCATGGCGTGGGTGTCGAGGGAGTCGATGTCCCATTCGTCGACGACGAGCACGAAGGGCGGCCGGTCGTCGCCGCTGCCTTCGGGGAGTTCAAGGATCTGCAGGCGGGCCATCAGGCGGTCACCGCCTCGTCGTCCTGGCGGATGACGCTGCGGACGTTGGCGATCGGAATGTAGGCGGCTGCGGGTCCGTCTCCGCCCCAGGCGACGTACTGGTTGCCGGAGGGTTCGAGGTTGGCGGCCGTGATGGTCTCAGTGTCGCCGGTGAGGTAGTTGATCGTGTAGCGGGCCATGGCGCGGGCTCCTGTGGTGTGGGGTTACGGCTTCCAGCGGTGCCCGCGTAGCGCTTCGGGTACATCGCTGGTGGTGATGGGCGGGGTGAGCGCTCGTTCGAAGGCGTCGCTGAGCATGCCCATGGGTCCTTCGGGGTGCGGCTCTCGATTGGGCTGCTCGGGCGACTGTGGCCGATCGAGTCCGGCGAGGATCTCGTCCGTCAGTCCGTGCGCGTGGGCGAGGTCGAGCAGCTCCGGGCAGTCGTTGACGTTGGTCGTCAGGTCCTGGTCACAGGCTTCGCAGTAGCTGGACTGCGCCCACTCCCGGTGTCGGGCGAGGATGCGGCGGTCTGCCTCGCAGCGGCGCAGGACCACAGCCGGGTCGTGGGCAGCCATGAAGTCGACGTAGCGGGAGTCCGGCGTGCAGAGCAGGCCGCCGTCCTTCGTGCGCAGGTTGATGCAGCACTCGCAGCTCGCGGTTTCGGCGGCTTGCCAGTGCTCGCTCCCCGCTCCTTCCGCTGCCTCGTGGGCTTCGTCGGCCACACGGTCGACTTGCTGGGTGATCCAAGCGTGGAGATCCGTGACTCCTCCGTTCCCATAGGGAGCGGCTTCTCGCTATGCCGCTTCCGCTGCATCGCGAAGGGCCAGCCCGGCCCTTAGTACGTTGAGTGCTCCAACTACGTCGGCGTGGGCGGCGTGCCCACATCTGACGCACCGGAATGTCTCCTGAGTGGGGCGGTTCTCCTCCGCCGTGTGCCCGCACTCGGGGCACCGGCGGGAGGTATTGCGGGGGTCCACTGGGATCACAACGCGACCGGCACTTTCAGCCTTGTTCGCGAGGATCCCTAGGAACGCTCCCCAGCCCGCATCTGATATTGACCGATTGAGTCCGGCTTTCGCGCTCGTACCGTTGGGCAGATACGCGCCCGGCTGGCCGGGGTCCGGCTTCGGCGCCGGGGCTCTGACCATGCTGACGATGCGCAGGTTCTCGTGTGCGATCAGGTCGTGGCCGCGCACCAGGGCGAGCGCGGTCTTGTGGGCGTGGTCGGCGCGTTGGCGGCAGATCTTTCCGTGGATCGCTGCAACGCGCTCTCGGATCTTGCGGCGACGATTGCTGCCGTGCTTGCACCGGGAGAGGGCCTGCTGCGCCTTGGCGAGTCTTGTGGCGGCCCTCTCCCGGTGGCGCGGGTTCTCGATGTGCTCGCCGTCGCTGGTGGTGAGGAACGAGGCGATGCCCATGTCGATGCCAACCACAGCGCCCGTGGCGGGCAACGGTTCGACGGGTACCTCATCAGCGGAGATGATTACGTACCAGCGCTTGCCCTGGCGCTTTACGGTGATCGTCTTGGTCCTGCCCTCAACCGGGCGGTGTCGATGCACTCGAATGTGCCCGACGCCTTGGAGTCGAACGCGAGTGACAGGGTCTTGCGGAGTGGAGTCCCAGCGGCAGCCGTCGCCATCCTTGGGGAAGGTCACACTGTCGAAGTGCCCAACACCTTTGAAGCGTGGATACCCGGGCTTGTCACCGGATTTGACGCGCCGGAAGAAGGCAACGAACGCCTTGTCGAGACGCCGCAGGGTGGCCTGTTGAGAGCTGAACGACCAGCGGCCCTGCCGCTCGGGGTCGAAGGCTCTGATGTCACTCAATTGGGCGGACTGCATTCCGTACCGAACCGTGGCGCCCCGGGTGCGGTAGGCGGTGCGACGTTCTTCGAGAGCGGCGTTGTATAGCGAACAGTGGTCGCGCAGCATCTCGCCCAACGCTGCGGCCTGCCGGACAGTGGGGCGAAGCAGGAACTTGTACGCCCGCTTCACCGGTCGCGCCGCTGGTCTATGCGGAGCCCCTCGGCGAGGAGAACACACGCGGCGGCGTTGATCGAGATGCCTACACGCTCGGCGTATGCCTCGATCTGCCGCTTCAAGTCCGGCGAGACGCGCAGGTTCAGCGACTCCCGGCGATCACCTCTCGCCACAACCAAGATGCTACCACTTTGAAAGTGTCGCGATTCAGGCTTCGAGTGCCCGCCGCACGCCCTCTTCGAGGGTCACAGTGGGCGCGTAGTGGTTGAGCATGCGGGCGGGGTCGCTGACGCGGTGGTGGACGCCTTGGGGTGCGTCCTGCCGGTGTTTGAAGTGGGGTCGGTGGCCTGCCGTGTCGGTGACGATGCGGGCGAGTTCGTCGAAGCTGGTGGCGCGTCCCCAGCCGAGGTTGACGGGCCCGGTGACGTCAGCGTCGAGGAGGGCGAGCGTGGCGCCGACCAGGTCCGAGATGTGGATCCAGTCCCTCGTACTGCTGCCGTCGCCCCAGATCTCGAACGGGTCGTCGCGCCGCTTGGCCCGGGCGATGAACGCGGGGAACGGGTAGCACGGATCCTGGTCCTCGCCGTAGCCGGAGAACGGGCGGCAGATGAGGATGCGGCAGCCTTCGGCTTCGGCGTAGGCGGCGAGCTTCTCGCCGGTCAGCTTAGCGAGGCCGTAGGTGGCGTCGGGTTCCTCCATGTACTGGAGGTTGATGTCCTCTTCGTACAGGCGCCGCACGTCACCAGGCTGTTGAAGTGCGACCGGATAGGCCGCCGACGAGCTGAAGTACACGGCGCGCGGGGTGCCGGTGCGGATGAGCCACCGCATGTACCAGGCGTCGAGCGCCAAGTTCGTACCGACGCCGAGCGGTGAGCCGTCGATGCTGGCCCGGCCGCCGACGATCGCC